GTTACTGATAGTGTAGCATCATTTACTGTGCCTGTAATGGTTGTGCTAGATACTGTTTGTGAAGTGCTTACAGTATATGTACCTGTGCCACCTGTGCCTGTTACAAATGCTGTAATAGTAGTGCCGTCAGTAACACCAGTACCAGTTAGTAATGAACCAATATATAAAGCACCACTTGTTGCTACAGTAATGGTGAGTGCAGTACCTGCAATTGCACCTGTACCTACAAAGTTTGTTCTTGATATAGCTAATTTATTTGTTACAGATAGTGCATCATCTGTTGAAATGCTACCGTTAATAGTAACATTATCAATTGTAACCGCACCTGTAAAAGCAGACGTGCCTGTAACAGCTAAGTTTCCACCAACTGTAAAGTTATCACCATCTGTGCCAGCTTGTTGGTCTTTAAGTTGAGCCATAAGCTCTCTGATAGCATTATTTACATCACTTGGTGCCATACCTTCTGCAATGTTAATCCCACCTATATCTGTATTACTGGCGGGAGTAGAACTGTATTCGCTAATTTTATTTTTTGGCATAGTATTTTCCTAAACGATTACCCATCTGCTGCCAGTTGGGACTGTAACAGTTACTCCACTATTAATGGTAACTGTACCTGTGCTCATAGCATTGGTATTTGTTGAAATGGTGTAGCTTGACGCAATAGTATTTGTATTTTCCCAAATAGCTCCGCCAGTTACTGCTACTTTAGTTGAGTCATTATAATAAATAGATTGACCAGCAGGGTAAGTACAAAAGACATCTTTAGTACCTGATGTAAATGATATTTTACTTCCAGTAGATGAAGATAATACTGTATCTCTAGCTAATGTTCCTGCTCCAACCGTTCCGATACCCACTTCCCATTCTGTATTATTGACAATACTATAATAGGTAGTGTTGGTATTACCTATAGCACTTGAGAATGTTTGGAAGCCAGAAACTGCACCTGAAAGGGTAAATGTTCCTGTGCCTGTGGTTGTACTATTCTCACGTACCCTGTCTTTAACGACTAGAGCCATGTTTTACCCCTAAGCTAATGTTACTGTCAATGAAGCTGATGCGATTTTAAAAATATCGCCAGAGTCAATAGTTTTGCTTACGTCTAATGCTGTATGGTATAAAAGATTGCCACTTGATGCAGCATCCATAATACCAATCCAACCTACAGTACCCCATGAGCTTGTAGCTTGTGGGAATGTGCAGTCTGCATTAGAAGCTACAGAACCAGATGTACCAGATGCAGTTGCAAATGTTACTGCAGTTCGAGAGTAGCCAGTACCAGATGTGCTAACTTCTGTACCTGTGTTAGCGTCTGTAGGGTCTGTTGTAAATAAAGCTACATAAACTGCTGCTGGTGCTGTAAAAGTGGTTGCATTTAGAGTGCCGTTTAAAAGTGCTACCTCTAAGTAATTACTCATTTCTGCCATGATGTTTTTCCTTTAAGTTATCGTGTTGCTACTGAAATTACCATTGGTGACGATGGTTGTTCGCCAGCATCATCTGATATTGTTAATGAAGTTAAACCTCTATCGTATAATGCAGCCCATGTTTGTGTTCTTGCGTCGTTCATAAGATATGGTTCTGCTTCACCTAATGCTGCGTATAATAATAAGTCTGGGCAATTAGCTAAGAATACATTAGATGAAACTGATGCACTTAAATATGTTGGTGATGCGTAATAGATCATTTTAAGTGTGTATGCTGAATCTGGAATTGGTGCAAATTGAAGTTCTGATCCAGTAGCTGTATAATAACTAGGCATCCCACTAACTGTAACACTAGCATTTCTAAAAAAGTTACTTGGGTTTTGATATATGACTGTTTGAATTGGATTAGATTCAATATGTATGTCACGCATTTCTAAAAAGTCACTAGGTAATGCTACTGTAGAATCCCCTGCTGTAGTAGGCGTTGTTACTACTTTAAGCATTTGTCGCAATCTTAAGTCACGTCTTAATCTGTTTTCTGCTAGTGTAATAAAATCTGGAATTTGTGTTGTGAGATCTGTACGAGCAAGGTAGTCTGCTACCGTAGCTTTTAAATCTGTATAATTAGTAAAAGCCATTAAACTTTGCCCTCTCTTGTTCTAAATACTCTGTTATCTGGATTGTTTAAAAATTCTTTAAATCGTTTTTGGTCAACGATATGGAAACCTCGCATAATACCATTATGGTTTAGCGAATCAATAACTGTCATTGGAATAGATGCAATCTTATTGTCAAATACATCATCACCCCAACGAGTGCGTCTGTCTGTTAATTTTCTTTGTTGTAGATTATTCTCAATAATCTCACTAATATCTTGCCTAGTTTCAAGTACCAAGCCCTGATCTGTGTCATGTGCTACAGATGTTCTAAATGTTGTAGGTTTCATTCATTTGTCCCTTGCCTGTATTTTGAGTGAAAACAATTTTCACAGGCAAATATGTTAGGTAGAAAAGGCTTACCACAAAAGATAAGCCTAATCTAATTATAACTACTCTGCTAAGTCAGCAATAATTGCGTGAGCAGCTTCGTTCTTAACTTCTAGTGTGTATTCTACTAAGAGTTGAGTTACGTCAGCGTCACCAACTTTTGCTAATTCGTTTGTAGCAAATGGTCGTAGGTATGCAACTGATGCCATTTCTGGATCAAGTACAAATGCAACTTCACCGCCATCACCTGAATCAGCTGGAATAAATCTGTTAGGAACAACAGAGATAGTACCAAAGTCTGAAAGGTAAACGTCAGCAGCACCAATAATTGTTGATTGCTTATTAGATGGAGCCATGTAACGTTGTTCAGCGATACCAGCAAAGCTAGACACTACTTGTTTTTGTGTTGGAGTTACCATTAATACTGTTGGGTTACCACCAGCTGTGTATGCTTTCTTAACAGCAGATTTCAACATTGCTTCTGTGAAAGCTGCATCTGTACCAGATACACGAGCAGTTGTACCACCAGAACCAGCAGTTCCGTTAGTACCACCAACGTAGTTAGTATTTAACCATGCTTGTAAACCACCAAGTGTACGAGCTGTTGTTGCGTTACCAGCTGCATTTAATTGGTTGCTTAAAAGGATGAATTCCATATCACGTTTGATTTCAGCAGATGCTTTAGCTAATTGGTAAGCCTTTTCAGATTTACGACCAGCTTTGTTTACTGCTTCTAAAGTACCAGCAATCTTCACAGTTTTTTGTGAGATTTGTGTACGGTTACCAATTCGTGTTGTTGGTGATAATGTAGCGTCAGATGCTGTTGCACCTTCAACTGCAGCGTTAGAACCATTAACGTTAGCTAATGAGTCTGTTTGCCATTCATGGAGAACGCCAGTAGCTTTTGTTTTGCCAACTGATGACATAAATGGTGTTTCTGTTGGAGAAATGTTATAGATAACGTCAGTTAAATCCTCACGTTGACCTATAGCGGTATAGGTTTGATATGTTGCCATGTTTTATTCTTCTTTCTAATTTAAAAATTGTTCAAATAAAGCTGCTGCATCTTTTACTCTTCCAGATGTTTGCAACTGTGCTTTTTGTTTTTTGATTGTTTCTGTGTTGTTGCTACTTGTAGACGATCCAGCCTTTAGCATCTTTGGTGCTTCAGAAACTTTCTTCGTTACAGCAGGTTTTGACTTTTGAAGCTTGTCATACATCATAGCCTTGTGTAATGCAACAACATGCCTAGAGTCATAGACGTTAGATAATTCTGTGTCTGTAAACCCAAGCGATTTGCCATAATTACGAATCTCACTACGGAGGTTTTCGCCTTTGGCTGGGTCTGAAAACTCTGGTAAGACTTGCGTTAATTTTTGTGCTTCCTGTGCAACTCTTTCTTGCATGGCACGAGCATTTTCAGATTGTTGCATTTCTGCAATTCTGTATTGTTCGGCTCTTATAGCATTGAGTTGTTCTTTCTTTTCAGAAAGTTCAGCAACTTTAACAGCATATCCTATAGGGTCGTTTTCTTTGAGGTAGTTTAAATCCTCATTAGGCGTTTGTGACACTATAAATTGCTCTATAGCTTGCAAACGTTGAGCATATGTATCACGAGCATACTTTGCCTCTTCAATAGCTTGACGTTCAGCTTCAACAGCCTTACGTTGTTCAGCTACTTCTGTGGTTTTTTTAGTGTAATCAGCACCAAGTTGATAACCTTTAATTAATTCATCGAGGCTGACATCCTTTTCTTCACCAGCCGCCTTTACTTTAAAAGTCTGGGGGAGTTCCTCTTCTTCAACTTCGGTTTCTTCTTGCTCTTCTACTTCGCTTTCCTCTGTTTCAGTTTGTTCAACTTCTTCAGATTGTGGCTCTGCTTCTTGAACCTCTGCCTGTTCAGCTTCTTGTTCACCTGCTAATTGCTCTTGCGAGTTTGCTGGGGTGTTCATTAGACCTTCAAAAGCATTGGCTGCTTGATTTACTGTAAGCTCGCCACTTCCAGAATTTTCTGGAGTCATGGTTGTTTCACTCATTTTTATTTCCTATAATCCTCTAGGGGAGGTTACCCACTTTAGAAATTTCTAAAATATTTTCCATGCTTTACTTTTAATTTCGCTAGTTTTAGCGATTGATTCCAAGTAACCCATGAGTTCGTTATAACAAGCTATTCTTTGATAGGCTTGTTCACGCACATCTGTTTGCTCTGAATTAGAGTAGATGATACGTTGTAATTGATTTTCTTGTAGCTCTTTAATAACAGCTTGAAAATGTTCGTCATTAAGTATGCCAGTAATAGCGTCTACTTTATTGGACATTGTTCATACCTTGTGTAAGATTGTTAATTTTTTCTAAAGAGTCAATAACAGTTTTAGTTTGTTCGCCTCTAGTTTTTTCAGCTTGATTTGCAGCATCTGTTTCAATCTTCAATTGTTTAAGAGCTAGTTCTGTATTTTGTTTTAACTCTTGTTGTTGAAGTTCTAATGCTTTTCTTGCGTTTTCTAACTGCATTTGTTCACGTTCTAAATCAAGTTTAGCAGATTCAGTTTGTGCTCTTAATTGTGCTTTCTCACGTTCAACCTGTACTAAAAGCTCTGTAGCTTGTACGTTTGCATCTGGTTTCTCTGGTTGTGGTTGTGAAAGTTGTTCATTTTGTTCTGGAGTAATCTCATTCATAAATTGAGTAGCATCTTTAAATCCAGCCATGTTAACAAACTTAGCTAATGTATTTCTGTATTGCATTAAGTTTACTAATGGGTTAGATAAGCCATATGTTTGAATGATTTCTTCTTGTTTTTGCAAGATCATTTGCATAGTGGTTAATTGCTCTTGACGAGTTCCAGTACCTAAACCTACGTTAATAGATACATTGTATTGGGTGCTCCATTCACGAGGATTAAATGCTACATACTTGCCATTTAAACGCACTAATTTCTCTTTATCTTCGTATTTGCATAGGAGGGTAAGGATGCCTTTGAAAAGCGATTTAACACCTGTTTCTGCAAAGATACGGGCTATTAATTCTAGCTTTCCTGCACTTGCTTGTGACATTGCTGACACAGCAGCAGCTGTTACGTTTTGTAAGACATTAGGATCAATGCCATTTTGTGAATCTGACACACCTGTTCGTCTAGCTTGTACGCCATCTAGGTATTCAAGCATTGGGAATGAACCTTGTGTTGTAGAAGCTACAGTTAAAGGCACTAATGCGTTAGGATTTTTCAATCTAACTACACCGCCCGCTGTAGATGTCAATAAATCATCAAGATTTACTTGTCCTTCTACTGCACCAACACGATAATTGTTAGTTAAGTAGAGATTATCTAGCATTTGACGTAAAACAGTTGATTTAATAAGCTGTAAATCAAGTGCTCTGTCAGCTAAAGACTGTCCGTAGAATTTATGTGGGATTGGAATTGGGCAAAGTGAATGAAATGGGATATAATCACACTCTTCATCTTCTAAAACTTCATTAGAAGCGTATACAACACGTCTTAATTCAGCAATACCGTCATCATTGTAATCAACTTTGATGTAACATTCGTAAACTTCTACCACTTCCATAGATTGATCTTGCGATCCCATAGAATTTGGTTGTTCACCACGAGAATAACGAGCAATTCTGTCAGGACTAAACTCTAAAGTATCACCAGATTCTAAAGAATCTACTACATCTTTTTTGAATCCCATAGCAACTAACTCTGAACGAGTCATCATTCTACGATGTGCTACAAATGGTGAGTCTTGAATTGTTCTAGCACGTTTAGAGATGAGGAATTCTTCTGGTGGTACGTTTTCTACGACCACTTTACCTTCTTTTTTAGTGCGTTTTACTTTAACTTTGTGTTCACGAGTAACATTTTGGAATACTTGACCTGTCATTGGGTCAGTAATTTCTTCTATCTCTTCTTCTGTTTCTTGTCCTACGACTTCTAGCTCGTCATCTTGCATGAGCATCATAAGATCATCGTCAGATAGACCTTCGTATTTTTCTTTTGTAACGTCTACCTTTTCATCCCAGTATGCTTTTACAATACCAGTCTTTTGTAGGAGTGCGTCTTTAAACCAGTTATGTAGAATTAAGAAGCCATCGTTTTGTCTGTAGAATACCCAATTACAATACTCTGTAGCTTGTTGTGCAAAAGGCTCATCACCATTGTTTGTAGGTTGAAACTCTACTACACCGTCTGTAGATGTAAATACACGAATAAGTTGTGGCAAAGCTCCGTCTACAACCTCTGCTACTTCACCAGTAACAATTTGTGATTTGCCTTCTACTTCGTTGCCATATGGTTCACGAAGATAGTATTCAAGTGCCTCTTGACGTTCTGCAACTGTGTCTGTTTCAACATAGCCTATAGAATCATCAATCTCAGACTCAATAATACTTTTTAATTTGTTAATATCCATTAAACTATCCATTTAGTATTTACGTTAATAGGTTTATTCCATTCTTCAGCTGGGCTATCATCTAGTCCTGTAGCAAGGTATCTAAATGCGTCAGCAGCGTGTGATGACCAATCATGTAATGGTCTATCATGGAACACAGCTCTTTTTTCATCATAGTGTCTACGATAGTTTCGTAGTGCATCTAGACCTTGTTTTGCTTTTGGGTCAAACCAACATCTAGGAATTATTCGTCTTACTGCTTGTATGCCATCCGCCACATTAAGGCGAGGTGCAGTCAGAATATTAAGACCAGAATCTTCTAAGGTCTCCCTACGAGATTTGCCTGTACCTAATTCTCTTACTTCTACGTCATGCGGAAGTATGTGTGTAAAGTGTGCATAGTCATTGTCTTTAAGCCATGACACATAGTAATCTAATCCTTGACCATGATTTTCCATATAGTCAATCAGTCTTATTTCTTTGCCTGTAAGTTGGGCTACCCAGATAGCTGTTGAGTCAGACATACCTAAGTCCCATGCGGTATAGTTACGACACAAGTCATCACGAGGTATTTCCGTCATGTGTGCTTTTTCTTCTATTTCATTTATAAGTTTAGAATAGTAAGATCCCTCTACAGGAGAGTTAAAATTACACTCAAACTCTTGCATAAACTTATCTTCACCCATTTCAAGTCGGGCTGCTGTTAATTCTTGTTCGTTTAGTAGTTTAGTATCTGAAGATTTAAACTCTAATAGTTTCCATCCTTGTCCTTCAGCGGCTCTATCTCGCAACCCTCTAAAGTGATTGTTGCCTTTGGGCGTACCCATAGCAACGCAGAAACCTAGTCGGTCTGTCAACGCAGGTCGGATGATGTCACTGAAGACAGATGGATTGATATTACCTACTTCGTCAATAACTGCACCATCGAGGTAAATACCACGAAGTGAGTCAGGGTTATCTGCACCATATAGTGAG